GCTGGCCCTGCGGGAAGAACTAGGAGAAGGCTTGAAAGAAATGAAGCTCCCCCCGTCACTACAAGCCAAGGTGACCGAAGCACTAGCAACAGGCCAAGCCGCTTCTGATTTCTGGGCAGCGTCCACCTTGCAGAAGGTCTCAGAAGGGGAAAACGATTTCAGCGCAGTCTTGAGCCCTGCCATGGCAAAACAGAATCCTGATGCCTTGATCGCAGCCGCCCAACGCCAGAACATTTTGGGGACATACTCGGCAGGAGCAAGAGGTTCAACGGAGGCACTGGTGAGAGGCCAACAGGCTTTTGCGGCAGGAGCAAGAGGCTCGCAGGCTTTCGCCTATATGAACCGATTAGTTGAGGTTGATTTACGCGGGCGAATCATGGGCGCTGTTGAATTTCATCTCGCGCAAGGTGATAGCTGGCAAGCATTATCTAAGACACTAAAAAACAGCATGGCGCTAACAAGAAGCCGCGCTCAGATGGTGGCCCGCACGGAAATGGGCGCTGCCATGGCAGAAGGGACAAAGCTCAGATATGAACGGGAAGGGATTGAATATGTTCAATTTATTTCGACCCGATCAAGTGCAACATGCAGCTACTGTGCTTGGCGGCATGGAAATGTCTATAAACGTGCCACAGTTGTCGTCAAGCTCCATCCCAATTGCCGTTGCACAGTTGTTCCATGGAAACCGGAATGGGAAAAGAAAGGTTTGACTGATCCACAGGCTGATGCAAAGCAACGGAAAGCAATTTTAGAAGAGCTAGAAAAATCAGGGAAGAAACCCAACTACGGCCCCGCACCGTTTGAACGTTCTGTTGGATTAGAGAAACCACAGAGGCCATTCTGGGAACCACCTCCTATAGAGGATTAGTTCAATGGATCATCAACAGCAGGCGTGTTTGTCTCGCGTTCTGCTAGCACTTCCTCGGCTCGTTTGTAGATGGCGTAATCAGTCAGGTCATTTTTCTTGAGTAGATCTCTAATGATCTCCCACTTTTTGTAGTTAGTTGATTCCATGTCTCAAGTTGCCACGGCAACCTAAAAGAAAGGCTTTGCCATGGCTTGGGCTTCAACTGATCGAGAATCAATCCGCCGTCATCTTTCAATTCCTGCCACTTCGATGGCACTTGAGGAGCTTGATTTTTTGATGGGTTCTGCTGCTGCTGATCAAATCACAAGCAGTCAAACAGCAATCGCCAAGCTCAACACGCTGGAAACAACATTTGAGGCAAAGGCCAGCGAAGATCTTGCAATGATTCGGGCGGATGTTGTCGAGTGGGAACCGGGCAACCCTGACGCAAAGTTTGCGGGCATCAGAGCGCAACAGGGTTATTGGAAAGAACAGCTTTCGTCTGCGTTGGCCTACGACGGCAGATTTTCCATGGCAACCCCTGGCGGTCAGGCAACACTGTTGCGGTCGTAATCGCTCCGGCAACTTCAACTAACCACTACTAAAAGGGTTTTGCATCATGGCCTTCATGTCAGCGATTGGCTACCGCCTATGGATAGGCAACGCAGCTTCTGCCACAGCCAGCCATCCAACAAGTAATTCAGGTCTCACAGAGATTTTGAACCTGACCAATTGCTCACTTGAGACCAGCACAGAAAGCCAGAGCGTGACTGATTACGGCACCGCGCAGGGCTATCAAAAAGCGGTTGCTACTTCTCAGAGCTATAGCATCCCAATGTCAATGAATCTTGATCAGGTTGATGCTGGCTATTTGCTCCTAAAAGCAGCATCGAACAACTCGATGACTCAATTCGTGCACTGGTATCGTGAAACGCCGGATCCAGGGGCTTCTGTCACTACTCAGGAAAAATACGCCGGGACAGGGATCATTACATCCTTTTCTGAGGCAATTGAAGCGGGATCAATCGCGGTCGTTAATTTCACACTGCTTGGTTATGGCGCTCCTACCTATACCGCTGCAACTTGATCAATGGTCAGCCCATTAGCTGCCTTTGCCAATGGAGGGCTGACATTCGCGCTCCCCTCCTCTGGCACAGCAATAGACCCGGCGACAGGGAACGTAACGGCTAACACCGCTGATGTTTCCTATCGTGTTTTTATTCGTGAAACTGGCGCATCCATTGGCCAGAACTTTGCAGGCGTTGACATCAGAACAAGTCGTTTTGATGGTTATTGCACAGACCCCACAACCTTCTCTGATTTAGTCGTTGAGGGGATGATGGGCAGCTTGGCCGTTGACAGTGGAAGCACTTATGACGTTACCTTGCTTGCTGCTAGGGGGCCCTATGGGCGGAAAGGCGTTGGCGAGATCACAGAGAAAAGCATTGGGCATCAATTCATCCTTGAAGCCACTAAACAGGAGGCCTAAATGGCTGATGAGAATATTGAGATTTTTGAGGAGGATGGCGTCAGGGTTGAGATCAATTCGCCGTATGTTCTCAACGATCTTTACAGGGCTTTCGATGGCTACGTCTCTGCGCTGGAAGCTCAATTAACGAAAGAGATAGGAAAGGAGCAGTTTGCTTGGCCGCAAGCTACTTTTAGGGGCAAGCATCGAAGCAAAAAGAATAGAGACGAGAACACTCAAAGGGTTGGATCACCTCGCGACATTGTTGATTCTGGTTTCTTCCGTGAAAGCATCAGCGTCAGCCGTCCTGCCCAAGGCAAGGCGCGGTTCGTTTGGAATGCTCCATATAGCCGCTACATATTGAAGGGTTATTCAACAAGGCACGGCAATTGGCCGGCTAGGGATTGGATTGCGAAAGCCTTAAAGGCTCTTCCGCCTGCTAAAACCATCAAGAAAAACTTGAAGAATGTGCAGGCAACTTAGTTCTAGTTAGGACTGATTGGCGTGGCTGTCGGATCATTAGGCAAGGCTTTCTTTGATGTATCACTAAACCTTGACGGCTACCGCTCAGAGCTGAACCAAGCAAAGCAATTGGCAGCAGGAGCAGGGAAGCGAATCAGATCTGAATTTGATTTAGGTAAAAGGGAAAAAGCCTTAGCTGGCTTGGATAAAATCATCGGGTCTCTAAAGGAAGAGCAGCGAGAACTTGGTAAAGTAATAAAAAAATGGGAGCATTACACAAGCTTTGAGGCTGGCGGGAGTTCTAAGTGGTTAGACAAAAGGAAGGCTAAATACAACGCCCTTGAGAAGGAAATTCAATCACTTATTGAAGCAAATAAGAAACTTGAGAAGGCGCGTAAACCTAGAAGGGGTTCTCTTGCTGCTCTTGATGCTAGAGAACAATCATTAAGGCGAGAAATCAGACAGGTTGATATAGGCACGAAACGATATAAGCTCCTGGCGGCTGCAATCAAGAAGACAACAGCGGCAAGGATGAAGGCCGAAAAGTCAATGAATGTTGGCGGTTTTGGCGGCGGATTACAGGGAATGGCCGGGTCGTTGACTGCTGGGATTGGCGCTGCTGTTGCGCTTCAGACAACGGTTGATCTCTACAAGAATGCAGTCAAGGCTGCTGTTGAACTAAACACAATCGCCAGCAAGCTAGAGGCCAGCCTTGGCAAGCGTGGGGCAGGCGCTGCGATGGCATTTAGCCGCCGACTGTCTGACCGTCTAGGGATTTCATTTAAGACAACGGCTGATGCCTTCGGCGGATTCACAGCAGCGGCGACGGCAGCAAATATCCCAATGAGGGAACAAAAAGCACTATTTGCGGCGGTATCACAAGCAGGCTCGCAGATGGGCTTAACGAGTGAAGACATCGCGGGCACCTTCCAGGCTCTGCAACAGATGGCAGCTAAAGGCGTTGTCTCTATGGAAGAACTGCGGCAACAGATGGGAGAACGCCTTCCGATTGCATTGGCGGCAGCGGCCAAGGGTTTAGAGAAGCCACCGGCTGAAGTTATCAAGCTTGTTGAATCAGGGAAATTAGCAGCCAGGGAGTTCTTCCCTGCCTTCACAAAAGGTCTTGAAGACTTAAACAAAGCCGGGGAAGGTGTCAACCCTATGGCATCTGAATTCACAAGGTTGGGCAATGCTTGGGATCAGCTTCAGACTGATTTTGGCAACTCACAAATGCCTGTGGTTATAGAGGCAGTAAAGGGCCTTACTTGGTACTTAAAACAACTCAACAACCAACTTGAGGGTGGAGATCTGGGCTTTGATTCGATGGGCCTGACCGACTTCTTGACGCCTGGAGGGATGGTTAAGCAAGCCACCAGCCCGATCCTCCAAGGCTTAGGTTTTGGCAATAGGGGCGAGGCTCTGGAAGCTGTCTCTGAGGTCAGTGAAGAGCTTGAGATAGGCCGTAAGGCTGCAAAAGATCTTTTCAAACAAGCAGCCAAGGAAGCCGGGATCATCAATATAAATCTTGCAAGGTCAGGGGATATTTTAAAGATTAAGCAAAAGATGGTAGCCCTTGGGCCTGCTTTCCTAAAACAGCTAGAAGATCAACGGAGCCAAGACCTTAAGGCAGCGGAGGCAGCACTCACAGAGGAAGACAGAAAGAAAAACGCTTTAGCTCTAGCAAAAGAGCAGCTATCAATCTCAAGAGCAAGTGCCATCATTCAATTACAAGCTAGTGAGGCAAGGCTTGCGGCTTATGCCAAAGAAACTCAAATGGTGGGAGCGATTGAGCAGGCAAGGAGTGGCTCAGCAATTGGCAGAAGTGGTGTTGTGAAAAGTCTGCTTTCCTTTGAAATGCAACAGGCGCAGAAACTCGCAAGAACAGAAGGAGAACGAAAGAAGATAGCTCTTGAATACGGCAAAAAGATTTTCAATCAGACCGTAGCTGAGTACAAGCTAAAAGCTCAAGCTCTTGTTTCAGAGCAAGCAGGACAACGGACATCTTTGCAGTTTGAACAACAGAAAACAGCAGCGGTAGCCAAACGAGCAGAGCTAGAGGCCAAAGCTGCTTTAGATGCTGCAAACACACTGGATAACAAAACAACAACAGAAGGGCGCAATGCAATTGCAGCAGCGCAATCAAGGCTTGATATAGCGAGGGAACAAAGGACAGAAATGGAGGAGATGTTTGGCCTACAAAACCAACTCCTTGACGCGCAGCAACTCGCTACACGCGAATCCTTGAGCGGGTCAAGAGTGCTTGCTCTTTCCCAACAAGCAGAATTTGCGACAGCAAGGCAAAGAAATCAGGTAGAGAAGGATCGCAGGGCTTTTATGGGAGATACGGCAAAACATGCCTCAACTGCTGAGATCTCGGCTGCCAATTATGCGGCGTCTCTGCAAAGCATCCCTCAAGCATTGGGGGATATTCCGGCGGCCTTCAATACTCAAGTTCACACAACGATTGACGGTAACCAGACCTTCAGCCAAATGAACTCAACGCTTGACACCATCGCAAGCAATACAGGCAGAGAGAACCCCATTACTGTCAACGTGAGTGTTGATCCGGTTAGCGGCGCGGCAAATTCAAGTGTGAGCGGCACTGGCTAGATGAGCGTCACAATTGGCGGCCTGCAAATCAAGAATCTGACAGCTCAGCCATTGGGCTATGAAGGCGATGACGTGAGCACCGGGCTGGTAGCTAGGAAATGGTCAGTCGTTGGTCTGCTGTCCACAAGTGAGCTGGCTTCATTCAGCGGAATCTTTGAGACATGGCTAGGCAATAGACAAAACGACGGCGATTCAATTGCAACTAATAGCGTCGGCAGCACAGTTGCCCTTTCGTTTTCAGCAAACGGCCTGACCGCTTCAGGAGTCAGTTGCTGGTTTACTGATGCCCCTTCTTATCAACAGGTCGGCGCTTACATCCAGCTATCGACAACGCTTGTCGATGCAACGCAAGCCTTAGCCGTTGCAAAGCTGGCAAAAGAAAAAGCTGACTCAGAGGCCGCAGCTTTAACACCTGATCTATCGACTGTGACTCTTGGCGGTGTTGTGATCACGCTCAGCGAACCAATGGAAACGCTTGATGACTTGCCAAAGCTGGACCGCACCAGCGGCGGCTTCGCTTATATCACCGGGCCGTTGCGTTGCTCAGCGGTAAGGAACATCACCGGCACCGTTGCAAATGAAGCCGCGTTTAATACTCTGCGGAACTGGGTTGCGACCACGGTTCAATCCACCCCATCAGCCGGGGACTGGTATCCGACGAGCCCGCCTACGGCATCAGTGGAGGCAAAGATCATCAGCGGCCTAGTGACTAACGAATGGACCGTATCTCTCACCGTTGAGCAGGTCTAATCCATGGTCTTAGATGTACGCGCTGAGATCATCTGCAACCTTGGTCCTGTTATCTCTGGCAGCGTCAAGGATGATCACATCCAAGGGCAGGGTCTGGTCTTTACCACGGGCGAGATAGTCATTGCGGGGTTGATCACTCCAGCAAAAGGGGCGGCGGTCACCCTTGCTTACCTCACACCAGACGGCGGCAGGGCAGCACGTTTCCCCCGTGGACCGTTCCGAGTCAAGACCAGTTTCGCTAATCCTCTCACCAATCAAACAACGGTTACCATTGCCGATACGTTGGCGTATCTGAAGGGCACAGGCGGCGGCAAAATCAGAAGCGCCTTGACTCAAGGATTGAACGGTCGGACCCCTACGCAGGCCCCTCTTGCTGACTTGAATGAAACGGCAGCGGTTATCTGTGACCGCGCAGGAATCGCGGTTGGAGACCTTGGCGGCTGGACGCTGCCAAAGCAAATTGAGCTGCTAGACAGTGCTGATTATGTTGAAACATTGTCCGAGATGCTGGCAAGTGCCGGACGTGTCGGATACATGGACGCGCAAAACAAACTACAAACAATTGCTTACGCGGATCTTGATAACGGCGGCCCCACAATTAGCTTCGATAAGATCATCGATCTTGGCCCCAATGCTGGTGGACTTGATTTCAGCGAAGAGCCAAAAGCGACAGGAACGGCGCAGATCCTAGACCCTGTAGAAGGCACTCAGCTCGTCGCTGACATGTTTGACCCTGTTGAGTTTGACCTTGGAGAAATTGAAGACGGCGGTTCTGGCATAAGCGGCGGGAGCGGTGA